ATTAAAGGAAATGGCTTTGATACTTTTAATACAATCTTAGAGAATGCTATGAGAACAATGTTACTAGGAGGGAACTTCTATGCTGAGATTATAAGAGATACTGAAGATAATTTAATAAACCTAAAGCCACTAGACCCCCAAACAATGGTACATTTATTTGATGCAGATGGATTATTCACAGGATTCGAACAAACATCTAAAGTAAAAGGAAAGAAACCTAAAACATATACAACAGATAAAATATTCTATCTAGCAAGAAATCGTATAGCTGATGAAATGCATGGAACAGGAATAGCTCAGAAGTTAAAATTAATTATTGACATGAAGAACGAAGCTATGGCTGATAATAGATTAATAAATCACAGATATGCTTACCCTAGATGGATTATACACTTAGATACTGATGATGATACTAAGATAGCTGCGTTTAAAACTAAATATGATGCTGCTAATGCAGGAGGAGAAAACCTATATGTTCCTAACGATGTAGTAGTTCCTGAGTTAATGGCTGTAGCTCCTAATGCAACTATCAATCTTTTACCCTGGATTAATTATCTAGATAATCTATTCTATCAAGTAGCGGGGGTACCCAAAATAGTAGTTGGAGGAAGCTCAGAGTTTACAGAGAAAGCCTCATCTATAGTATATCTCGCATTCCAGCAGTCAGTAGAAGAAGAGCAGCTATATATCGAGGAGCAAGTATTATCGCAGCTGAATTTAGTAATAGAATTAGAATTTCCTGTAAGTCTAGAAAATGAATTATTAAGTGATGAAAAGAAAGACCAAGAGCCTACAACTGTTCAACCTAACGAAACTACTGCAGGAGCAGGACAATAATGGAAAAAATAAATTGGAAAGTGTTATGTACTGCTATTGCAGGGCTGACTATCATAGAAGTAGTAGCCCTACTTAATGGCATCAATGGAACATTGATGGGCTTAATGATAGCTGCTATTGCAGGACTGGCAGGCTGGCAAATTCCAACACCTAAACAAATCATGAAATAAAATGGTAAGAGTAAAACAAAAAGCAAAGAAGTTTGGATTTAGGTCGAGCCCTGATGTAGACTTTGAAGCTGGACTAGAAGCAAAAGCAAGAGAAACTAGAGGAGAAAGCTCAATACAACAAGCTCCTCAAAATCTACAACAACAAGTAGCTAATTTACCGCCAGGAGCTAGTGCTGCAACAATTCCAGGAGTAACTACAGCAGAAGATGCAGATAGAGAAGTAATAAATTTAACTGCAGTAGAAAAACCTTTGACAGGAATAGCAGAATTTAGAGAGAGAGATACTCTATTAGGTAAAATTGCAAAAGTGATAACTTCCCCAGTAACTACAGCAGTCTTAGCAGCAACTCTAGCAACTTTAGTAACAGCTGGAGCTGGAGCACCAACAGCAGCAACAGCTGTAAAAACAGCATCACAAGTAGGAAAATTAGCTCCTATAACTAGAACAAGCAGTGGTCTTATAGTAAGGGCAGCACCAACAAATGCAAAGACAATAGCACAAACTACATCATGGATATCTAAATTAGGAAAAGTAGTAAGAAGTCCTGGATTTGTAGCCCCTGTACTAGTAGCATCAATAGGAACTTATCCATTTGCAGGATTTATTAAAGAAGAAGCTCTACAAACTCTAGGATTTGCAGTAAGAACAGCAGAGGCTAATGATGATGTAGAAGGTATGCAGAAGGCATTGGATGAACAATTAGAATTATTAAACCCAACACTATGGGATAAAATCATAGGAGCTGTCCCATTTGCTAATGTAGTTAAACAACTAAAAGATTTCTATGAATCAGCTACTACTAAGCTAGAAGTAGATGCTAAGAGATTTGAAGATTTAAAAAAAGAAATAGAAAATCCTCCTGAGACATTTGAAGAATCATCTAAGAGATTAGCAAAAGAGAGAAGAGAACAAGAATTATCTGAAAGAGAAGAAGATACAGAATTCTTTGAAGATATAGCCACTAAGAATAGAGAAAGAAAATTAGAAGAAAGAGCAGAAGATACAGCATTTTTTGAAGGATTAAAAGAAGATAGAGAAAGTGGAAGTAGTGGAACATTTGAACAAAGAAGTAGTTTAGGATTTGGACTTCTAAAATCATCTGGTGAATTTGTAGAAGATGAAGAAGAAGAGGAAAAGAAAAAGAAGAAAAAGAAATGAAAGGAGGATAATTAAAATGAATGAAGAAACAACAGAAAACAAAGAACCAACTGATACTGGAGAAGGGAATAAGCCCACGACAACTCCGCTTATTGACATTGCAAACCAAGCTGCTGAAAGGATGGAAAACGCAAACAAAGAAACAGCAAGACTTCAACAAATTCAAGCAGAAAGAGATGCTAGAGTAGCACTTGGAGGAAAAACTGAGGCAGGAAAAGAACAAGCAAAAGAAGATGAAAGCCCAGCAGACTACACTACGAGGATGCAAGCAAATGAGTAAAGATTTAGGCTTGAAGATGGGAACTCCAGAGGAAGCAGACTGGACAAGAATTAAGAAAGCTCAAGAAGATACTGTAAGAAATAGTAAAATAAGTATTGCAATAGCTGAAAAAGTTCTTAAATTGGCAGAAGAAGAAATTGTTAAAGAAAAGGCAAAATTCCAAAAGATTTAAATAGTTTAACTTTTTAGATTTTCTATGGCTAATGAATCAATTCTAATGTGGGAGACTGAGGTAGCAATTCCTATTAACGTGACAGATGGTGCTGGAATACCAAAAGGTACAGTTCTACAATTAGCAGATTTATTTGTAGGTTCGGCTTCTAGTGCAGCAGACCAAGCATTTGGTGGGATTACAAAGATAGAAAAAATTGCTAGTGATGGTAATACTAAAGTGGCAGCTTATTTTGGAGGCGTCTTTAAAATGGTAGTAGCTGCTGGAGGGGCAACAGTAGGATTTAATGCAGTATTAGGAGGAGCAAACACAGTTGAAGACCTTGATACTTTAGATGTTGAAGAAGGACTAGTTATAGGTAAATTTTTAGAGACAGGAACATCTGGTGAAAGTGTTTTAGTCTTTGTGGGGAAAGTTTAAATGGCAGATAGCAGCGGAGAACAAGACATCAGAGGAATAGATATTGATAAGCTAGCGAAAGGTTTCGCAGACTTAGAACCTAATCCTATTAAGAAAGCAATATCTAATGCAAAGACTAAAGCTAGAGAAATTAGATGGTATCAAAAAACATCAGGCTTCTTAGATACTCCGGATACTACTGGAATAACTGCAACAGGAATAAGTCCTCATCCAGAGGGAGCATTACCTCAAGTAGCAGAACAAAGCTGGACAAGAGTTACTTCTTATGTTAAAGAGTTCATGTTGGAGTCTCCATTAATTACAGACCAAGATATTAAAGATACTGATATAGATATTTTTGGAACTAATGTAAGAGATATAGTAAGAGGTGTTCAAAGAAAAGTAGGTATAAGAATATACTCAATTCTAACAGATGCAGCGGCTGCAACTCCTACAACTCCACTAACTAATGGGGGAGTAACTGTTCAAAATACAGCTTCTGTAGATGGATGGGACCAAATTGCTACAGCAAATCCTATAAAAGATATGCTAGTTGGACAAAGAAAATTCAGACAAAAAGGATATAATCCAATAGGGAGTTATATTGGGATGAACTCACTAGAACATGAATTTCTAGTTAATTATCTAATTAATGTAAAAGGTTCAAGTATTCCAGGTTTCTCTAGCGCACAAATGAAGAAAGGAATTATTATGGAAATGTTTAATATGAACTTCATAGTAGATGAAATATTCACAACTGATTATGTAATTCAGTGGGTAAAAGAAGCTGTTAAATGGAAAGCATTTTCCCCAATAACTACTGTTAAAATTGTGGAACCACTTATCGGAGTTAAAATAAGAGTCAGAGAAGAAGGAGAGGCTATATTAGAGAACCCTAATGGAGTCCACGTTATTTCTGACACAACAGGTTAAAATGACTAAAGAAAATAGAGAGAGATTATACAAACATATGAGGTATCTTGAGAAGAACTATGAAGCTCGTGATGGTTTAAACTCAGGGCCAACTGCTACTAAATTAGTTAGAGAAAATTCAAAAAAATCTGCTGATGCTATTCTTAAAAAATATCCTTACTTGGAAGTTCAAGAAGAAGTAAAAAAAACTAAATCTTCGGTGAAGAAATAATGGCAACCACCTACTCAAGTCAGGGAGAGAAAGATGAAACTAGAGAAGTATTCTCAGTTACTAATTTTGTAGAAGATTTTGATATGGATGCTAATACAGCAACTCTAGGAGTTGTTGCAGATACTCTTGCAACATTAATAAGAACTCTACAAAGGTTAGGAATAATTAAAGGAACAGTAACAACAGCATAATGGCAACTACTGATTTACACTTTGTCGCTGGGAAACTACATCCAGTTAAAAGAGGAATAAGATTTCTAGGAGGAGCTGTAGATGATGGTGTTCAAGTAGATGCTTCAGCAGCTGGAATGGTAGCAGCAAATTATACTTCTGGAACTTTCTCAGCATGGGTTATGGTGCCAGACAATACAGGAAGCTATGCAATTATAGGTTATGGAGATGCAAGTGTTGATGAATTTATTACTTTCTCAATAGTTGCTGGTAAATTAGAATGTAATTGTACTGATGCTACAGTTAAAGCTTATGAAGTAACTTCAACTAATGTAGTTATTAAACCTCATACATGGCATCATGTTGCTGTTGTTCATAATTCTGTAAGACCTACTCTTTATGTAGATGGAAAAGCTGTAGCAATGACAGACACAGTAAGCACAACTTTAAGTAAATGGTTTGATGATTGTGCACTTATTGATGGAGGACATATTGGAGCAGCAGAAGAAGGTGGAGCAGGTGCATTAACTCTGGAATTTGCAGGATATATTTCTAATGTTAAAGTTTGGGGAGGACTAACTACAGTAGGAGCTCTAACTGCAGCACAAGTTCTAGCTGATTATGAAGGAGTTTCTAACACCACTGCATTATATAATCACTGGACTCTAGACCAAACACTAGCAGACTTAGGTACTGGAGCAGATAATGGATCAGCTGTAGGAGATATAATTTATAGTGATGCTAATGAGTTCTCATCTAGATTAACATTCTTAGAGACTACACCTCTCACTGCTGATAATATTAACATAACTGCAGATGGAGGAGTGGGCTTTGCTTATTCTGTCTTAGCCGCATAATTCTATGTCAAATACTACTGGAGAGAAAGAGTTAATAACAAAGTGGCCTATTGAAAAAGGATTAACTGCTAGAACTCAAACACAAACTGGAAGAGCCACTAAATTAATCCCTGTAAAAGCCTCACTTGTTCCACAAAGAAGAAAGGAGTTATTATAATGGTAAATATTGAGAAATTAAAGAATGAGCTTCAAGGAATAACTGAGACAGACTTATTATTAAAAGATATAAAGCAACCTCAAGCAAGAACTCCTACTAATGATTTAATTCTACCTAATACTTCTGGAGACCATGTAAGAGGTCTTAAAAGACAAGTACCAGTTGAAGATTATGATTT